TATTGGCTAGCATGGGAAGTAACACGCAGGTCAGGTGAAACTGTTAAGCCTTTCGGGATGGACTTCATTGAGACACTTAAAAGTGTTGAGGTGCTTGACTCCGACCCTTTAGCTTAAAGCGCGATCTTCCGTTCACCTATCTAATCGCTAGGCTAAGCATTAGATTGGGAATCGCGCCACAGCAACTGTTAGAACTAGATAAGACCATGCTAGATGCACTCCTGCAAGGTCTCAGAGATGAAGCGAAGGAGGTAGACGATGCCAGCAAGCGTAAAGGGCGGCGTTGAACTCCGCAAAGCCTTACGTAAGTTTGCTCCTGATCTGGGTAAAGAAACTCAGAAGGAAATCGCTGGAGCCTTAAAGCCAATCACTAAGACTGCTAAAGGTTATCTACCGGATGACGGATCAGTCCTAAGTGGCTGGCTGCCAAGAGACAACTCTCAGGCTAGGTTCCCTACTTACTCTGCTCGTCAGGTCAAGGCTGGAATCGGTTATAAGACTTCACCATCAAAGCCAAACCGTAGGGGCTTTAGATCGCTGGCTCGTGTCTTTAACAAGACAGCAGCTGGAGCCATCTATGAAACTATGGGTCGCAAAACTCCTAGCAGTCGCTTTGTGCAAAATCAAAATGGCAAGTTTGGTGCACAGATGAAAGGCGATGGCAAGATGGAAGGTCGCGCCCTGTATCGTGCCTATGAAGAAAACCAAGGCAAGGCAAGAGAGTCAGTCCTTAATGCTATTAAAACAGCAGCCGATAAACTTAACGCAACAGCGAAGGCGAGAGGTTAATCATGGCGAATATAGTCATTGACATTGCAGCAGAGTTCACTGGCAAGAATGCCTTTAAGAGTGCTGAAACTTCTACGGATAAATTAACTAAAAATATAAAAGGTCTAGCAAAGACTCTTGGCTTGGCTTTCGGTACACAGCAGATCCTAGCCTTTGGTAAGGCTTCAATCAAAGCAGCAGCAGAAGATGAAAAAGCCCAGAAGCAATTAGCACTAGCTCTAAAGAATGTCGGGCTTGGTCGAGATGCAGCAGCCTCTGAAGGCTTCATTCAGAAGTTACAAAAAGAATTTAACGTGCTCGATGACAATTTAAGACCTGCCTATCAGCAGCTAGCGGTAGCCACACAGAATACTGCCGAGTCACAGAAACTCTTGCAACTTGCTTTAGACATATCTGCATCGACTGGAAAAGATTTAGGTTCAGTTACCTCTGCATTATCCAAAGCGTACTTAGGCAATAACACTGCCCTTTCTAAACTAGGCGTAGGCATTTCTAAGGCTGATCTAAAGGCTAAGTCATTCCAAGAGATTACAGCAGAGTTATCTAAGACTTTCGCTGGATCTGCTACTGCCTCCGCTAATACCTTTCAAGGCTCCATAGATAAATTAGGTGTTGCTTCTGCCAATGTTAAAGAGATTATTGGCGAAGGTTTAATAAATGCCTTTAAGAACTTAGGCGATGACAGCACAGTCAGCGATCTTGCAGATCAGATGGAAGATTTTGCTACTCAGACTTCTAAGGCAATACAAGGCATTTCTTTAATGCTTGCAGAATTAAAAAAGATACCAAGCATTCCTGGTCTTGGTGCTATTGGGCAGTTAGATAAACTCTTTCAATTTACCAATATTGGATTAGCCATTAAGTTATTTGATGCAGCTAATAAAGGTTCGGCTAATGATCCTATGGGTGGGCTTGCACACCTAGCAGAACTACAAGCCTATTTCACAGGCGCAACTCTTAAGACTTCTAAGAAACTAACAGCAGAAGAATTAAAGCAACTTAAAGCTAAGCAATTACAATTAGCCATTGACAAGGCTAACCTAGCCCTAGGCAAGGGATCTAATGTCTTTGACATGGAAAAGATCCAACTGGCAGCAGCTGAGAAGAATGCAGCCGAGCAACTAGGTAAAGTTACTAGCCAAGCACAACTGCTACAGATTACTAACGATCTTGCTCGCCTTGAGGTCAAGCAGTCTATTCTGGATCTAGAAGAGGCGATCGCCTCCAAGGATGTTGCAGCCATAACTAATGCAACTAATAAACTAAATGCAGACCTTGGAATTCTTGGTGCTCTTAATGGTCAAAAAGTTAAACTTACTGAAATTGATGACATCCTTAAGGCTATTCTGCCTAAAGATTTAATTAACATGGCTAACCTTGATGCTGCTATTGCTAAATTATTAAGCATTAGCAAAATGGTTGTTTCGCCAACGATTGCGCCAACTGGTACAGGAACTGGCACATCGACAGCTAAAACCCTTACACCAGCAGAAGTAGAAGCTTTACTTATATTAGGTAGGACTGTACCCATAGTTCCAGATTCAAGCGGTGGCGTTGGGTATTCTGGTGGCGCAGGCAACTATGCTCCCAGCGGTTTCCCGGGTGCTCAAAACAATGGCGGCGGTAACACAATCATTGTGAACACTGGCATTGGTGATCCGAACGCTATCGCTGAAGCTATTGACCAAGTGCTACAGGATGCAGTAAGTCGTGGAACACTGAGAGTCGCATAATGCCTTGGCTTCCACAATGGCGAGTCACAGTAGGTGATGATGTCTATACGACTGTTACTTCTGTTTCCTATGCAACTGGTCGCTTAGATATAGATCGCCAAGCCACAGCAGGATACTGCCAAGTTCAGATAGTTAATGCGGATAACTCAGCTTTTACGATTAACATTACTGAGCCAATCGTTTTAGAGCTAAAGAACTCAGCAGGGGTTTATGGCAAAGTATTTAGTGGCACAGTCTCAGACTTTAATATCGGAGTAAGAAGCCCAGAAGAATCAGGCTATGTCACTACTGGCACTATCTTAGGCATTGGAGCACTGTCTAAATTAGCAAAGGCGGTCTATAACACAGCCCTTGCTTCTGCAAGAGATGGTGAACAAATTGCCCTTATTCTTGATCAAGCCCTTAGTTCGACATGGGATGAAATCAATGCAACTGTGACATGGGCTACTTATCCAGCAACAGTTACATGGAATGAAGCCGAGAACTCTATAGGTCAGATAGACCAAGGTGAGTTCGATATGATCCAGATAAACGCATCTCCAACGGCTAAAAGCCAGACTCTAGTAGAGCAGATAGCCAATAGCGCACTTGGCATAATATCTGAATCCGAAAGCGGCTTAGTCTATTATGATGATGCAGACCACCGCGAGAATTATCTTCTTGCTTATGGCTACACAGACCTAGATGCAGCTTATGCAATTCCTAGCAGTATCCAGTCACAGACACAAACTGCTCGCCTACGCAATAGCCTTATCTATAAATACTCGACAGGCTACGCATCGCTTCTAACTTTGACAGATAGTGCCTCAATATCAGCCTATGGATTATTTGAGAAATCTACAGAATCTAACATTCTTAACATAGGCGATATGCAGCAGATCGCTGAGCGAGAACTATTTCTGCGCAATACTCCTAGAGGCTCACTAGGTGCTATCCGCTTCCGGTTAGATAATCCAGACCTACCTAGCGCAATGCTGGATGATCTTCTCACCATGTTTTGTGGCAGACCAGTATCTATTACTAATCTACCAAGCAACCTGCTTGGGGGAACCTTTGAGGGCTTTGTGGAAAACATAGCTGTAAATGCCACTCCAACCTATGTCGATATGACCCTGTATGTCTCAGCCACAGACTTCTCAATTCCGCCTATCTAAGAAACCTCAATGATACAATTACTCAATCATCCTGACTGGAGAATTAACTAATGGCAACTACGACTAACTATGGCTGGGCTGAGCCAGATAACACTAGCCTTGTTAAGAATGGCGCACAGGATATTCGCATTCTGGGCGATGCTATTGACGCTTCAGTTTGGAATATCGGCTTTGGTCAAGCAGGCAAGAATAAGATCATTAACGGTGACTTTGGTATCTGGCAGCGTGGTACTTCTTTTACACTTACCAATGAGGCTTACACAGCAGATAGATTTAAGACTCAAACAGATAAAACAGGAACAATCAGCCGTCAAACATTTACGGCTGGCACTGCCCCTGTTGCAGGATACGAAAGTCAATTTTATTTGCGTTCAGCCTTAAACGCGGTGGGATCTTATTATATCTTAAATCAACCTGTAGAGGATGTTCGTACTTTTGCAGGCAGCACGATTACATTATCTTTTTGGGCTAGAGTTTCATCGGGCACAGTTAGCAACGCTCCAGAGATTGTTCAGAACTTTGGTTCAGGAGGTAGTGCTTCAGTTACAACAACTCCTGCAGGTCAAACAATAACAACGACTTGGCAACGCTTTAGCGTCTCTGTTGCAATTCCTTCAATTACTGGGAAAACTATTGGCACAAGTTCATCACTAGAGATCCGAGTCCTGCGCTTTGTTTCAGCAGCAGCAGCGACTATCGACATCTGGGGAGTGCAATTAGAATACGGATCAAAGGCAACTCCATTCCAGACTGCGAGCGGTGGAAGCCCACAGGCTGAATTGGCTATGTGCCAACGGTATTTCCAAAGATGGTCATTGACACAATTTGTTCGCGCTGGATTTGTCTATGCTGATACCACTACAAATGTAGTTTTTGTAGATAAGATGCCAGTCGTTTTGAGAGTGACACCAACTCTTACATTTACCAATATGACCGCAAATGGAAATGCAATAACAGCAGCTTCGGTTGGTGGTTATTTAGATACAAACAATACTCTTTACTTAAACCTTACTACTTCTGGGGTTTCTGCAAATACTGTTTATCAACTTTATGTCGCATCAGGTCAAACAGGCGTCATCTCTTACAGTTCGGAGTTATAGAATGATTCAATATGAAAAGATAACAGTCGGAGAATCCGAGACAATCAAGGCAACTTTAGAAGATGGCAACATTATCTTTATTCCAATAGATGAAGCCAATTCCGACTATCAGGCATACCTAGAGCATGAAGCCGCAGCTAAGTAAAGCCGCGATCCAACTTCGGGAACAGTTTGATGACTCATTCCCAGATCGTGACCGCACATCGGATGGCTGGATCGGTGATACCCGACACGCTGCTCGCAAGTCTGATCATAATCCTGATGAGCAGGGCTGGGTACGTGCCGTTGATATCGACCGTGACTTACATAAAGGATCGAAACCAGACATCATGGGCGATCTTGCAGATCAGCTTCGACTCTTATCAAAGTCAAAAGCGGACAAGCGTATTACTTACATTATCTTCGATGGACTTATCTGTTCCCAAATCCTTAACTGGAAGTGGAGACCGTACACAGGGGCTAACAAACACATTAAGCACATGCATGTCAGCTTTACGAAAAAGGCTGATAATGATGGGGCTTTTTTTCAGATACCTATGTTAGGAGCAA